CCTTAAAAACCGCATCGACAAGGTCGAGATCGGTGTTGAGCTTAGTGCCCCAGGTATCAGCGCTGGCGCCAACTTCCGGTTTCGTAAGTCCAAGGTTCGTCGTGGTAGTATCAGCCATAATTTACCTCACGCAGCCAATGAGTCTGGAAATACTCGCGGCGTCCAAGTTTCGCTTGTATCAGAAAGCGGAGTCCAAGTCTCGCTTGATGTTTCTTGCGGCGTCCAAGAAATAGCAGTATCTTCTTGAGTAGTCCATGTCTCGGATGTCGTTTCTTGTGGCGTCCAGGTCTCCGGTGTTACCGGCTGCGGCTCCCACTTCTCAACCGCAGTTACCGCTACGCTCGATTGCGCATTTGCGGTGACGATCCCACGCTGGATGCGGTTGGCAGTTACTTGCGCAGACGACTGAGCGTTAGCCGTAATCTTTACAAGGAACACGCCTTGCAGCGAACAACTAACCGAAGCCGCGGCGTTTGATGTAGCGCCGCTCTGCTGAATGCGGGTAGCGGCAACAGTCGTGCTAGACGTGGCGCTAGACGTAACGCTCGGCTGCTGAATGCGCGTAGCTGATACTGAACCGTTGGCAGCAGCGTTGGCGGCGACGGAGATCGACTGTACGCGGTTAGCGGTAACCGTCGTCGAGGAAGTAGCAGAGGAAGCAACGGCGGCGAGTTTTACGATCTGCGCAGACGCAGACGTAGAAGACGTGGCGTTTACGGTGACCCCAATTTCCTTAGGGTCTATGCCGTAATTGCCACGTCCGTAAAGACCGCTACCGTAGCCGGCCATCTATCAATCCAGATTGATGTCGAAGTCTCCGGCCGGGATGCGAAGCACATCGCCCGACGCAATAGTCTTCGGAGTCGTGAGCGCGCCGTAGGCCAGCAGGTTGCCGCTTGACAGCGCATCGTAAACAGCGGCGTAAGTGATCGTGCCCCACGAACCCGTGGCAGTCGGAAACTCAACCGCCGAAGTGTTCGACGCCTGGTTACCCGTCACCGTAAACGTAATCGTCTGCCGAGCGTATGAACCGCCCGACACTTCGGTGCCGCTGCCGGTTTCACCCGGATCGCTGGTAAACAGCGCGACATACAGAGTGGACGGAGCGGTATACGCAGTCGCCCCGAAGACGTGCAGGAGAACCTTGTTCTCAAGATAATTCGAGAAAGACATTCAACCGATCCTTAACCAAACGTGCGGAAACGCGACTTCAACTTAGACGACCCAATGCGGGCGCGTTCGTCGGCCAGCATCATATCATCAAACAGACGCTGGTACAGCCCGGCCCAGACATTGATTCGCTCATCTTCCTTGAGATACGGGGCTGACTGGATAAGGGCCGCGTAAAGGTAGAGGTCAGGGCTTTCGGTCAGCAACCAATTGGTCGTGTTGCTGTCGGACAGCGCCGGAATTTTGGCGTAATAAAGAAGCTCGGCATCGTACTCGCCATCAGGATACGGCACAACTTGGAACTGCTGGCCAATAGTCGTGTAAAACAATGGCTGCTGCGATGCGCTGTAGACTTGGCTCTCTTCCAACGCCTGTTCCGGCGTGACATAGAGCAATGGCGTCACCGGGTTCGTATTAAGCTGGAACCGAATAGTCTGAAGCCAATCGGCCGGCACCGCGAAATACGGTGTGTCCAGCGTGGCATCCGAGCGCGTCACCATCTTGCGATGACGAATGGTCCGGTTAAACTGCGCTTCGGCCAGCGAAATGAAATTGGGGATTGTGGTGTCCAGGTCGTCCCGGTTTAGCCAATCCGCGATGGCCGACTTCAGTTCTGCGTAAGTCGTGATTGCCATCAGATCGTCCCCGGTCGTACACGCCACATAGCATTGGCGGGATCATTGAGCCACTTCACGAGTTCCTGTTGGTCATCCAGGATACCCTTCTGCTTTAGCTCCATGTAGACCGTCATCGGAATGCGGCCTACGTGTGTCATGTCGCCCCAACGTTTCGGGGCAGCGTCAAACGCGGCCCTATTCGACTCGACAATTCCGGTAACGTCCTGCTCTTTTACGATGACGGCGTTATCGTCGGTGCCGTCGTAATCGAGATAGGTGTTAATGCCGGTTTCGGCGTCGCTAGAAATAAGGCGCTTTGACATGGGATTATCTCCAAAGGTTAGGGGGCAAGCCTAAACCTGCCCCCACCCCCCTGTCAATTAGGCCGTGGTAAGGTCGGCCACGATGCCGTGAGCGGCTTCGTTCGAGACCTTCAGACCGTACTCAACCAGCATCAGGCGCTTCTCGGCGTCGCCGGTCTTCGCCAGTTCCATCTGCTGGATCGGACGCAGGATCGCCATCGACGCGTAATCGGGATCGACGACAAAGGCGTCACGAGCGCGCTGGAAGCGGTTCGGCACGATGTTCACCGTACCGAAGTCCGACACGTAAACGTCGGCGGCGCCGATGATCTGGGCCTGCTGGCCAGCCGGAACGTCGCGGTAGCGAGTGGCAATGCCGTTGAACGCCGAGGCAGCCTGCTTGTTGAAAGCACCAACCATCAGCATCTTCGGCGTACCGCCCGAGGTCCAGACCTGCGAAACGATGTCCTTGAGCAAAGGCTCAGTGAACGCACGCTGCGTACCGTCGGTACGGGCCGAAATGCCGGCGTTGTTGGTGCCGTCCGACGCCTTGTTGACGTTGGTCTTCAGCCACGCGGGCAGACCAGCGGTGCGGCGGGCGGTGGTGGTGTTACCAGCAACCGGCGACTGGTTGGCAAGCAGGGCGCTTTCCATGTCGCGCTTCAGTTCCGAACCCAGCTTGGCAAGCTGATAGGTCAGTTCCGAACGACGGCCAGCCTTGTCCAGAGCTTCGAGCGTACCCGAGATCACGACGTTCTTGGTCGAAATCTGCGTGTAGTTGCCGACGCGGCTGGTCGGGTTCACGGCGGTGAACGACGAAACGTCGTCGCCTTCCAGCGCGGCGTTCGAAGCCGAAGCGGCGGCCAGGCTGTCGGTCTGCCATTCGAAGTAGGTGTTCTTGACGTTCTCGCGGCCGATGTTCGAGATGAACGGGGTTTCTTCCGGCGAGATGTTGTAGATCACATTCGACAGGTCTTCACGGATACCGATAGCCGAATAGCGGGTGAAAGTATTTGCAACAATAGCCATTAGTAAATTCCTCTTAGATGAGTTTGTCCAAAAGCGCAGCCGCATCTGATATACGGCCAGTACGCACGAGGCGCTGCGATGCCCTCTTTACTTCGGTCGAACCCGTCTTGACTTGCGTACCACTACTGCCAGGCTTCACAATTCGCGCCACCTTCTTGGTTGCCGGCGCTTTCGATTCAGCCACAGTCTTAGTACCCTTATCGAACAGCATGGCTTTGCGGAGAATAGCGATGTGCGACGCCTGTTGCAGCGAATTCACATCTTGTTCCGTCAAGCCCTGCGACAACGCCCATTTGCGAAGATCGTTGACTTCCCGTGTCAGCACTTCCTGGTTCTTCCACTCAGGGATTACTTCAGGTAGTTTGGCACGTTCGGCCTCGATAAACGCAGCCATTGCACGCTGCTGTTCCTTGGCGTTTTCCTGTGCGAGACGCTGCTGCTCGGCCTGGATGGCTTGGAGCTTTTGCGTTTGTTCCTCACGGGACTTCCGCCAATGACGTTCCAACCGCGCTGCCTCAATGGGGTCTTCTTCGTAAAGACTATCCCAATCAGGCTCCGCAGCAGCGTTCTGTTCCAACTGCTGGCGCAGTGCTGGCAGAAGCTGCTCGTATTGAGCGCGTTCGTTGCGGATTGATTCTACTTCAGCCTGGAGCGTCTTGCGCTCATTGGCCAGAGCGGTCACTTTCCGCGTGTAATCCGCCGTCCTTGAATACCCATTCCGAAGTTCGGCTAGGGTGACTTCCATTTCCTCGCCATCAACTTTTACCTTGATGGTCAGGTCTTCCGAAAGTTCCTGCGTTGCTTCTTCGTCTGTATCTTCGTCCGTCGGTTCCGAGTCTTCAGCATCGAGTTCTTCTTCAACTTGCCCGTCGGCCTCGTTGTCGTCGTACTCTTCTACTTCAGCCTCTTCACCCATCTCTGGGTCTAGCGCCTCAGTCTCTTGGTTGTCCTCTTCGGGGCCGAGAAGTTTACTGATGGCAAGAGTTGCTTCGTGAAGTCCGATCCCAGTATCGGGGTTGCCGTCTTCAGTGGCCATATATCACCTTTTAGCTGCGATGTTAACTCCTCAATGCAATAGTACCGTCATCGAGGATTGCCCGGAGTCGGGCTTTCAAACGCTCAAGGCATTTGAGCGTGAGAAATAAATCAGTGCGCTCGTCATAGTTGTTGACGCCGGTTAGCTTCCACTCGTCGAATATATCTTTTTCGATGCGGTCGAAACACTCAACGAGCAATTCGTCTTCAAGCAAACGCTTGGCGTGATTACCGCGATCTACGAGTTTCTGTCTGTCCGTCATGCGCTTGGTGTACTAGGCGGGAGAAGAAAAGGGAATGGTGAATTTGCCAGCATCTGCGGCTGGGCGGGCTGGTTAAAGAAATTCCACTCCGGACCCGTGGCGTAAGTTTCGTAGTCGCCAGTAAACGGCTGGAACTGACCCCGGCCGAAAGTCGGCACGGCACCGAAGGTCGGGGTATACGGCATTGCCGTACCCGCACCGCCGCCTTGGCCAACGCCAAGCGCATCCAAGATGCCGCTACCAAGCGTGTAGTAGCGCATGATGTCGCGCAGGAAATTATCCTGCGGCATTTCGGTTTTCGGAACGGTAACTTCGGGCGGTGTAACTAAAGTCGGCCCGAGAATGCTGCCGATAGAGGCGATATCAGTCAGCGGTGGCAGAGACGGGGGTGTCACCTGTGGGGCCTCGACGACGATTTCTTCTGGCAGCGGTTGCTCTACCGGCATTTGCGGTGCCGTAGGCGTAGACACCGAAAGTATTGGCGCAACAGTTCCAGCGCCGGCAAGGGCGCCCGTCAGCGGGGGTTGCGGCGGTGCGCCCTGAACAACGATCTCGTCGGGCAGCGGCTGCTCCGGTTGTTGTGTTAACTGATCGCCGTAGTTAGTCCCGCTGGGCTGAAAGCCGCCAAGCGTTGAAGAAAGACCGCCCAGCGCGCCCGCACCGCCCAACAGGGCAGCCGTGCCGCCGAGGCCAAGACCCGCCGAGGGGGTGCCGAGTACAACAATTTCACCCAGCGCAGGTGCGAGTGACGCGAGGCCCCCGCCCGCTGCGGCGCCACCGGCAGCCGCCCCGCCTGCGCCCGCTGCACCAGCACCAGCGCCCGCACCAGTGCTGCCAGCCGCAGCCCCACCACCCGCACCTGCGCCCAACGCGCTGAGACCAAGAGCAAGCCCAGCGATACCGGCCATCGGCAGCAGCATACTGCCAAGGCTTCCTGCGTTGGTGCGACTAAATAGCTGGGTGCCCGGCGTGTAGTTACCCGAAGCGTCGGCCTGATACAGCGCCCAGTTATTCCGGTCCTGCGATAATTGGACGAGCTTCTGCATCTCCTCCGGAGTGCTGGCGCGGGCGATGACGTTCTTCCCGCTCTCGTCCGTCATCACGTACTGCTGGCCCGGCTGGAAGACGAGAGGCGCGGCATTTTGATAGGTCCAGCCGCCCTGTCCGTTCGGCACACCGATCTGATTGCCGGTGTCGAAACGGAAGAGCATGTTCGGGTCGTAGGCCGGGCCGGGATCGCTGAGAATGTTGAGCGGGGCCGTGCTAATCATGCTCGGGTTCCACCCGCCCAGATCGACTTCCGGAACGCTCGGCTCGGGCTGCACGGGCTGCGGCGTCGGCAGAGTGTAGACCGGCTCTGCGGGAACGGGTTCGGCCACTGTCGGAAGAAGCGTGGGCGGCGAATACACCGGCTCCGCCGCTACGGGTTCGGCAGTGATGGGCTGCTCAGTGGGAGGCGCGGCTTCCGGATCGGTTACGGAAACATAGTCGGGTCCGCCGCCTATCAGCAGATAGTCAAGAAAATTAAAATCGCGGTAGGGGTCGCCGTAGTAATCTTCGAACATTACATCATCCCTTCAGGCGGCATAGGGGTCTGTTCGGGGGCAGGCGCAGCCTGAGCGGCCTGGGCGGCTTGAACAGCGGCTGTCGCCACAGCGCGCTGTGTCTCAGCCTGCTGGCGCATGGCGTCCCTATCACGCTGCATCGCGGCTTCGATTCGCGCGGTATTGACTTGCGCGCCGTACTTGGCTTCGATCTCCGCAGCCTTAATCATCACGTCGGCGTCAATCTTATCGCGTTCGCGGTCGTCTTTACGCAACATCTCTTCGCGCTGAAGCTCAAGTTCTGCGGCCTTTTTCTGGATGTCGGCCTGGATCGCCTGCACCTGAACCTGCGCCAGAATTTGCTCAGGCGACGGAGGGGGCGGAGGCGGGGGCGGCGGGGGCGGATTGAGCGCGGGGTTCTTGAAGAACATATCTGCGTCCTTGAACCCAGCCATCGCCAACATCTGCGCCAAGGTATTGCGGTACTGCGACAGGTCAACCAACGGGTTGTTGTCAACTCCGCCCTGCTGAATTAGCATCTCCTGCTTGGCCGCGATCTGACCGAGGAAGTTCATCTTCTCTTCGGTCGTGCCCGAACCAAGCGCCACGTTGACCACAACGTCCATGTTCGAGTTCCAGACGCGCGGATCAATCGGCACGAACTGATTACGCAGACGCACCATGCGCGGTGCGTCTTGATACATAGTGATAAGTTTCAGTGCCTTTTCGAACAGCACTTTCATGCCCGTTTCGGCGAAGATGCGGCAGATCAGTTCAATGTGCTGCTGTGCGGCCGTGATGGTCGCCGCAACGGCGGCGCGAGTCGATGACTGAAGTGCGTCGGCGTCCAGTCCCGCGGCGGCTTTGCTGATGCCCGTGCGGTTCTCGCGCAGTTCATCCATGTACTGAAGCATCGGAAACGCGGCCTGGCCGACAAACGGCTGGCTAAACGGCTGCACCATGCCAGGTGCGCGCATACGGATGATACCACCAACTTCGGTGTTCATCACGTCTTCGAGGTTAACTTGGCCTTCGACGACGGCAGTGCGCGGGTGGATAGACTGCGCGAGGCTGTCGAGCATATTGCGTAGAATGTTCGACTTGATAAGCTGGATGTCCATTGTGACATCCGCAATCGACAGGCCGAAGAAGGTGTGCGGCTCGGGGTCCGGGCAGAACGACACAAACGGGATCAGGTCGCAGCGTTCGTTATGTAGGATTTTATA